CCAGAAACATTAGGGAAACCAGGTCTGCAGTTGACGACAGCACACCAGTGTCGAGTGGAGGTACCACCATTTGGTATCCCACGCCGTGACGCAGCGTCACGGAGAGATCCGAACTGTAGTAGACCGCGAAGCCTACCACGCCCTAAGCGCTACCATCAGAACGCTCACTGGGGCGAGCGCCATCAAGAAGCTCATCGGGTTTGATTTTCAGAATCGACCCTCGCTTCTCGAAAGAAGCAAGATGATCCTCTAAGTACCCGTGGATACGGTACGCTTTAAGGAAACGTTCCAATGAGCAATCAACGGACGTGACTTTAGAGATGATGGCCTCCAAAGACTCGTGGTCGAAGTCAGGGATACGCGGGAACTGCTCCCGAGCCTCAAGAAGTTTCTCTATGATAGCCTCGAAAGGCATACGTAGTGAGAATTCAAGAAGCTTGAGATCAGCCCCCATCTCTGCTGCTACAATAAAGGATTTCACAAAACGCCGGTAGTCCTCAGTCCATTGCTCAAAGGCCTTGGTTTTCCCCTCTTGATAGACTCTTTTGAGTATGTAATCGAGAGACTTCGGAACGTATTTGATGACCCAAGTTTCGAACTTGGTAAGTCCTGTACGTGTCCGGAGAAATTCTGCGTAGAGATCCTTCGCTAGTCGCGTAAAGATCGCCACAGCATGCATTTCATCCGTTACAGTGCGAGGACTCACCATTCCAATGAATGGGCGACTCCATAAGCTTACATCTCGCCGCAATGCGGCCATGTAGGTCCATATGGAGACTCTCTGTAAACCGGCCCAGGCAAGTTTGCCTGTGGAAGGAGCAAAGAGTACACTCAGTACCCATGTAACAATGGGATGCTGTCGCCCTGCCCGAAGTGCAGTCGTGATATCCGGCCATACGGCCGGTGACACGAAGTACTTCATCAATTTGCCTAACCATCCAGATGTCTGGAGATCGATCCAACCACGTCTCAGCGCCCGGCAGAATAATTCTGACCGAGCCGGCAAGGAAGTTATCCCTACCTCCTCACGGAGTGAGAGCGGAGATATGTTTGTACGACCAACGTATGTCTGGTTAGCAAAATTGAACATACCCAAGAAACTAGTGAAGGATTTCGCTAGTTTAATGAGTATGGAGAAAGAGCAGCATATATGGTAATATGCCCAGCCTACCTTACCCCCGGCGATAATGACATCATCACCGAGTATAAGATAACCATTGTATGGGAATTCACCAACTCTCCAAGCGGCGAACTGCACGAGTGCATGGTGCACAAGTGCGAGCGATGCCCAAGAGGACAACGCCCCCATAGGTTGCCCTGTTCCATAACGCACGGTAAGAGGTTTTACAGGCCCGCGTACGAACCTCGCCTCTAGCCAATTCCTGATGTCATCCTCGCTGAGCCCAGAGAACTTAGTCATCCAGGCATGATGAAACTTGTAGTCTTGTATCTGAATCCGTGTTTGGGGCTTCGGTTGAAGCTCTTTGGGAGCTACGAAGTCTCGATCTACGAGAAGCTTGAGCCAGAGGTCAGTGACCTCGGGCCCAAGGATGACGGAAAGCATGGTACGATAAAGCTCAAGAGGAATGGTATCAGTGGCCGCACTTAGATCAAAAGAATAAATTTCCGAGAACCCTTTCTCGGCGAAGGCTTTAACTTTGCCTTCTTGATCAAAAGTTGCGTCCATAGGTATATTCTTCAAGAGTTTAAACATCCAGTCGTGCAAAGGCTTGAGGACCATTTGTGTCCAATAGTCTACTATGGCAATTACTCTGATCTTTCCTGCAGGCTCATAAAGAGCATGCAGTCTACCCAGAACAAGGTCGCTGAGCGACACTGGGACCCACTTCTTAATACGGCCACCGTGGCCGTAAAGTGGTTTGAGAGGAGGAAATCCACAGAATTGCTCGAGGGGAACCATACGACCATCTTTCCGGAATCTCAGAGCAAGGTCAGGTTGTTCGGTAAGCTGTAGCCATTTTAACAAATGGTTCTCCGGTTGGAGAGTCCACGCATATGCGTCGATTGCAGCCCCGAGAAGTGCCGATGGGTGATTAGGCCCCGCTTTCGGTGTAACAAAGGCTTGCTTGACCTTCAGGTCGGGCTTATAAAGCTTAGTTGGTGAATACTTGAAGACGAATTGATCCCAGAAGAACTCCTTACAGAATATTGTAAACTGCACGAAGTCTTCCAGACTCTCGAGCACAGGGTGTGCTTGAGTGATGGTGGATAATGGGACTTTCCCATATATGCCGTTCAATGCTTTGTAAGAGTTAAAGATGGAGGAGAAGAGTCTAACAGTCACAATGTCACCAGACCGAATGCGGGCTCTGAACTTAGCAGGGAGGGCGGACGGAAGGCCGGAAGATAAGCGTACTCGGAGTCCTAAGGATTCTGTAGAGGTCATTTTCTGACCACCCATGTATGAATTCAGAGCGAATAAATAAATTTTAAGCCGATTTATGACGGCGTTTACTCCCTGAGTTTCATATAGGGTGAGCAGGTGATCCCGGAATCTTCGAAGCTCTTTCCGATCAGCTACGGACATCGTGGACCCCTTGGCCCACCAGTGGAGCTTAAAAGCCCACCGGAAAAGCC